AATAATGTTAGTAATTAAAGTCCCTAACATATCTAAAGTTTTGAATAAATTAGGGTCTTTTTGTAATTAAAAAGGGTGGTATCAGAATTTTTAAATTAAATCAAGATGAATCGGATTTGTTAATCAAATAGATCATGATTGTAGTTAATTTTATGAAGCATAAAAATACCGAGGATTGGCTTGTGTAATGAGAGCCTTACCATCAGAAAGAGTGGAAGTGTTCATAGTTGACGGAACACGCGTTTGAAAGCCAAAGCGTGCTTCATCAGTGATCGCAACATACACTTGATTCTGAGCGGGAAAGTCAACATTAACACCAAGCTCATTAACAAAATACAACGTTCCTAAGTTGGTGCTCGGATTGAGATTTGAACCAACAAAGTCATTGAATTTGTAAGGGGTTTGAGGAGTAACGATGAATTCAAAAACCTTAACAAGATTTGCACTTGCATGAGGTGTAGAAGTCGAGACCGTTCTAGTTGAGGGGGTGGGGTAGAAAGATGTTATAGCACCTGTAGTAGTGGAAAGGGAAAGATTGGGAGGATAGTAAAGAATTCTCTGTATAGTGGAAGCAGCTTGGAGCTCAATTTTGATTTTGAGACCACCAAGGAAACCAAAATAAAGAGAAGACAATGGATCACAACCTGTCCTAACCAACTTATCAAGGTCGATTCTAGGAGAGGTACCAAGTGGTACCAATTTATAGCGTCGGGTGATATCTCTAAGATGAACAAGAGGACGCATATCATCCTGACCAACACGTTCAACAACTTTAACGGTTTCGAGCATCTGTTGTTCATTAACGTTATAGGGTGTAAAAGAAGATTGGGCTTGCATTACCGTAACTAATGGGGGTGGTAAAACAACCACACCAGTATAGTCATCAGTATCTGTCACAATAGCGGCATCAATATTGCTAGCAGTATATTCATAAAATGTAGAATTTTCCAAAGAATAAAAAACATTAAAATTAATAGTGCTAGCCGTGGTGCCAGAATTGACCAAAGGCTGTTGTAAATAAAGATTAAATCGACCAGATTGTACACTGTTAACCACCAAATCCGTTGTCGAAAACATTTGTGGTTTATCTTGATAATAGGGGATAACTATTTTCATAATTTGACCACCACTCGAAAATTCAAGAGACTGACTAGGCAAATTCAAAACTTGGGAAAAAGGGGGAGCTACGGCATCTGGAGCTGTTCCATATTGTTTAACTGCGAGTAATTTGCAAAAATGCATATTACTCATGCTAGAATGAATATAGATGACGATATCGGACCTCCAGAACCTAGAATTAAGATAAACTAAGTTCTGTATGGACTGTTCGTCAAGTATACCATTAATTAATTGATATGGTGAAATTGGAATTGATAAGAGATTTTTACCAACTAAGTCAGAAGCTGAGACAATAAATGTATTGAGATATTGGGGTTTAGACAATAAAAACGGTAAATACATCTCATCAACCTTTGTATTAAACAGAGGATGTGAATGTACTCTATCGTGATTAACGAATGGATCCATTCTCTCAATATAATTTGGACCTTCAACAAGATTCTGATAATTTATAGTTGTCATCTTAACGGCACTTTCTAATACAGGCAAATTTGGATTATGTAGTCCAGTATACTCACGTAATACTGTACGACACGCATCCAAAAGATCACCTGACATAGTTTGCAAACCGTTAAAAAAGCCATCTATATAACCAGAAACTACTTTTGAAAATCCAGACTCAGCGGAAAAGACAGTAGTTGCTATTTGTTTTGGAACATAAAACTCTAACTGATCAAACTTCACACTAACATTAACTGTAACAGATGTAGATGAGGTAGCACCTCCTTGAAGTGGGTTTAAAACAAAAAGGTTTAAATAACCAGAATTATAATATGTGGAGTCTGTAGTATTAACAAAGCCACTATCTGAATTCAACAAAGTTTTCATATAGTGAACAGGGTAATAAAAAGGCATTTCCAAACACGAAGCAGTGGCATTGTTAGGTGAAAGTAATAAATGGGGGGAGGCAAAATGGGTGTTAGTTCCAAGCTTAGATCCTACAGTACTACGTGCTGTATTATGTGGCGTGGCAGAAACAACCAGAGTGCCCTGATGCATCGGGGTCCCAGAAACGCTAAGAATAACACATACGTTTCCCCTCCAGTAATTTGACGAGATAAAAGGTATCTTAGACAAAGAACTAGTGAGAAAATCATATGGTGCTTTATAGCGCTTCAAAAATCCAGAATTATCAGATGTTCTCCATTGAAAACTATCAACATGAAATGGCTTACTTAATATGGTTGAAAAATCCATTTTAACAGCATCTTTCATATATTCATATTCTGGGAAAGTTGAGTAAATATTTAGTGTTTCGACAATTTCCTTAAAATCTAAGGAAGTGTCATATCCGTTGTGTTGTGTTTTGATTTCTTCTTTAGAAGAAGAAATTTTTGACGGGTTTTCTGTGTTAGATGTAACCACCGTCTGGGTAACATCTTGATTTGTTTCATTTTGTTGTGTGGAATTGTGTTAATGCGTATATTATATTCCATTTTATACACATGGTCTTTTATAATGAATGTCGTGGCCCTTTCGGTTATAACCCTAATACTTCAAAATAAAATATATAATTAATAAAATAATAAAATAAATAAAATAAAATTAGATTAGTAAATTAACATCATACTTCTTCATAAGAATTGAAGAAAATTCTGTTTTATCTCTAGTGTAAAGATTCAGTAAATAACGATATGGCAAAACATCGCAAGCTACATCATTATCTTTACAATATTGACTCAATTCACTAACCTTTGTTGTGTAAAAATCTTGTCCGTGTAAGAAAGCTTCCCTTTGAAAGCAAGCTATCTTATCCTGTAAAATCTTGTCCGGGTCATCATTGCTAGAAGAATCATACCAGTTTAATCCTGTTAATAAAGATTTTGGGTCCAAAGCACCCATCATCTTTCCTAAATCATGTGAAAATACAAATTTCCTTTTAAGAAAAGCTATTTCATGAAGTGGGGAAAAACGTTCTGTTACTTCTTGCTTATTTGCTGTTGTACAATTTATACCGATTTCTCTAAGAAAATCTTTATATGTAATAGCATTTAAGCAATCATACAATGATGGATCTTTTATGACAGTCACGTTGTCATCTCCGTAGGTGTAATAACTAACAGATTGGAAAAAAGTATCTACATTCTTTCCGGATTTGCTTATATACCACGCCATACCATTGAGTAAATTAACTAAACTATTAACAATAGCTGTTAAAAAACTCCCTGATGGTAAGCCATGTGATACAAGGAATCCATCGTCATTACAAACTATAACCTTAACGATTATGGTTCGTAATACGACTTCTGCTATTATTGCATCTTCTTTTGAACCTTGAAAATATTGCATCATCTTACGACAAATAATATCTTGTGCTGCGGCTAGCATGTTTCCATCCCAGTCGGGGAAATCCATATCAAAGCTCTTATGATTTTTAATTTGAGTATAAAAATCATTCCATTCAGTATAAGGGTTTATTCCTATACTTACTTTATGAAAATCCCTAGTTTTAACTATATTCTGTACAAAGCGTGCAAAGTACTTTTTAGTCAAAACTTGCAACGACAACGGCATAACTTGGAAAGCTCGAGGCTTTCCTTGTTTTGCCTTGTCCCTAACTTCATCCTTAAGTGTGCTTTTTACGAAGACTAATTCCGGTGGAATCTTTCCCTGTAAAATATCGTTTTCAAGTGTGTCCAAATGGTGCTTAAAGTCGGGTTTAAAAGATTTTAATTCGTAATCAATATATTGTGATTTTTCTTTATCATAAAACATACCGTTCGAAGTAGTTGGATTCATGCGAGCAATCGCATCAAAACCAGCTATTATTTCTTCATCGGTACTTTTAGTATAATTTTGAAAAAAGCAATCAAAACCCCTGGAAGCTTCCTCGTAAAGAGGTAAATCCAAGGGTTTATTGATACTCATATTCTTTTTCATTAACGTTTTAATTGTGTGTGGTCCGTCATACATCATATTTGCGGGCTCTCTCTCTACAGGGAAAACTCCAAATATCTTTGTTGGTGCATAATTTGAGTCTTTCGGTGTGGATTCACCAAACCTAAATTCTACCTGGGTAGCAGATAAGTTTGTTGAATCCTTAACATTTTTAATTTCCATTGGTAAAATATACTTATCACTTGATAGTATATCGTGCAAGGTGGTTGTTATTCTATCACTCCATATTATTGAAGATCCTGAAATACCATCACCTGCTACATGAAAACCTCTGATACATCCATCAAACACTGGGCTTCCGCACAGTGTAGGACAAGAGATATAATAATCCATTCTACTATCCTTCGAGATATAATTGACAAAAGCCTTATATCCTTCGGGAGCATTAGTATAATAAACATCACTAAGATCATCTCGTTTGATGTGATTTAACAGAGGAATTATTCCCATAGGAGTAATTAAAAATATTTCTTGGTTCGTTTTCCGGGTAGTAAAAAAATGAGCTAAAGATTTAAAAGGGGTGAGGTTTTTTGGTGGCATTTCATAAATAGCAACATCAGACTTCATATCCATGAATACACGATTCACAGGTATATAGTCGATGAGTACCAAATTTCTAAGAGAGTCCTGTATAATTTGCATCATACAATGCTCTTCAAATGCCACATGAGCAGGGACTATTGCATAGTGCCCTGATAAAATTGCGGTACACTCATGAATTCCTTTACTTGACTTAATATTAACGTCCTTTATATTTTTAGATATAAAAGAAACGTCAGTAGTTGAAAGTTGGTCAGTAGTAAAAAATTTCTTGAGTTTCTCGTATTTTGCCTCAGGTGTATGTTGTGTAGTCTTATTAAAAAGATTATTAACATAATAAAAGCCTATTCCGAAAAGCATAGTTGAAACTATCAAGGGAACAAACTGCCTCTCTCGTAAAAAATCAGGTATCAGGGATAATAAGTATTTCTTAAAATCACTAAAACATTCTAATATTAGTTGTTCGTAATCACTCACGAAACTAAACATAGAATCTGATTCAGCATCGAAGAAAGCAGCTCGATCCTCATTAACAATTCCACCATAATTTTCATCATATTGATCTATCATATCAATTTGTGAGTCGGTGAGAGTTGAGTCAGTTGTAAACTGAACTTTATATGCCTTAAACATCAAAACAATACGGCGCATCCATGCCAAAGTCTGTAATTCGTTGCTTGAATCACAGCTTATTGGCAAAGATGTTTTAACATAAGCAGGAAACGAAATTTCCCATATGTTTGCAGTAATATTATAATATTTAAAGTATATAAGACCAGTCAATTTTCCAGTTTGTGTGTCCATTTTAACTTCATCAAAATCAAAAACAAATCCTCTTCTCCAAAGAGCATGAGGATCCGCAATACAATCATTCTTAGAAAAACCATTAAGGTTTGAGAATCTATTAGTTGTTATTAATATATTCTCTGAACTAAAAAATTTTGTATCTTTTAATTTTGCATCAGCACAGTCAAGCGGTAACCTAAGCGGGGAAACCATATTTATCAAAGTTCTCCATTGGCTAATTCCTTGTTGTCCAACATCATCCATAAGGAAGATATCTTCATTATTATAGGAATCATACCAATCTTTTCCGTCAGTTACAGCCTTAACCAAGTGTGAGTAAACAGTCATAGCATCCTTGCGAGTAAGTAATTCACTTAACTTACCAGCAAACATGCTCTTCTTGCATCCAGGGGGGCCTTCAAAAACAAAGCAATTTGGTTCAGTTCGGGTTGCTCTTTCATATCCTTGTACGTTCTTACACAATCTATCAAAATCATTCTTAAGATTTGACATTGTCTGAGAACGTTTACACCACTCCAAAAAATCTAAATCAATCTTAATATTAGAATTAAAAGTCTTAACTTGAAGTCTAAAATTAACATCACTCAAAGATTTAGGGTCGGTAATTGCTCGGGATACAAAACAGCGCATTTGCTTGGTAAGAATCATCTTCTTACCAAATGGTATATAAGAAAATAAAGTATCTACAAAAGAAGTATAAGTAAAAAGATTAAAAAACAATAAAGTTTGCTTAAGAAATTCATGAACTATAGAGATTACACTATCCAAAACGTGCATATCATCCAAAAGTTTAGAATTAGTAAAAAGTGAAAGTCGTTTAAAAATTTCATACAATTGAGAAGGCAATAACATTGAACACGCTGACAAAAAGAGTGCATCCAATGATTCAGGAAAGACTAACTTGTAGTCTGAAAATAAATTAAAAAAAGATAATAAAGTATTGGCAATACTCAAAATATCACCATGTTTAAACAAAGATAATAAGTCTAGTAAAGTTTTAAGAAGTTTGGGGAGAAAGAAGTTAATAGTTGGTTTATTTGCAATAACACTTGCTAAAGAATCGAAAGCCTCATCGATTCTTTCTCCAACGTGATTCATCTTATTAGCAGCAGAACCTACCTGGGAAACTCCAGATATTATTGTAGTAATACCACTAATAAAATCATGAAAATTATTGGATAAGCGTATATTAAGAGCTTCAGCTTTAAGTGTCCTAAAATTTGAAAGAGAAATACGTATTGTTTTCTTAATACGTGAAACCTGTCCACTTGGCACATCAAAGAGTATAACACGATTAAACTTAAACGAAAACACATGAGAATGTTTATAAGTTAACCAGCGTTGATACTCTCTAACTGTGTCAAGCAACACAAGTCTCCCAGTATTAAAATAAAATCCATAGTAAGCCATTTGTCCAGTTGAGTCAGTTTGTTTGTTTTTAAAGTTGCACTTGTCCATGTTTCACATTGACCTAAAACAGTGATAAATCTCGGAATTATTAAAAGTACAGGCCTTTAGTTTTATGTGGCAGTGTATAATGTCTGTTACGATAACACGGTTATCTTCAGGAACATTATTAACTCGTTTCAAGCTAAAGCCGATGGTACTTTTGTTTTACCAATAAGTCACATTTTGTAATAGGGGGAGCAATTATTCTTTCATAAAAGAAAATCACAAGAATTTTAAATAAAAATTTAAAACTCAAAAGAAAATAAAATAATTTAGGGGACGATACCCGAAAATTATCTTGTTGTTGTCCAGTTTTCCATTTGTAAGTCAAGAGAGCAGAAGATTTCGATTGGATTTAAATGTTTAGCCAAAGCTAAACATTATGCATTACATTGAAGAGAAAATCAACCCAATAACCACAGTATCTAAAGTAAGTAATTTCAGAGAAACTACTCATTTAGGCTCAATTATCAAGGTCGACTGATATTCTACCAGAATACCATTATATATAATAAAGAGTAAATTCAAAATTTACTCAACATCCATAAACAATTTCAAAGGAGGGCGAAAACAAAATTTTGTTGAAATTTTGGGATTCCTAAATAGCAATATAACCTAAATGTTGATTCAGATAAAGCAACATTTGATCATAAGG